CTGCCTCGGCGCACCCTTCTTCAATCCAACCACACAGTACAAACCTTCAGAGGCAAGTACAGATGTGAGAAAGGGGTTCCGTGTTGTCATTGTTTTCTCTTTTTACAGACAAGTATGCCATCGGGTCTACTGGCGATAGACCCTAGGCGGGAATCAAGGTGCGGCGGTTGCCGTTAGACGATCAAGCAGTTCCCATAATACTTTGCGTTTGTTCGGGTGCGGTAGTGCTTTCCCCAAAAACCACATGTACACAGCTTGCCGTGATACGTCTAAGTGTTCTGCTACATCCTGTACTGGAATGTCACGTTCAATGCAGATGCGCCCAAGTTGCACACCCACATGAAATGGGTCTGCCTTATTATTGGCATCTACAAATTTACGAGAATAGCCTTTGTTGTTCATATTCTTCTTTTGTAATGACCTTCATCACACGTTGATTACGACCTGATCGGGCTTTACGTTTCTCCCCTGTATCAACAACAAAACCCTTGCGGATTAACGGTGCGTAACGAGGACTGATTGTTTGAACACCAAACTGCGGCAACATTTGCACAACGTCATCCCCAATACATCCATTAGGGAACTGCCTGATGACATCAAAGACAATGGTCTCTAGCGCGGTGGTATCTACCGACTCTGCTGCCTCGTGACTTGTTTCAGGGTCACTGTTACGCGCCAACCCCGGGAATGGGTTTGACGGAAAAGATTCGTTTTGCATTAAATTCTCCTTTGAGGGCGGGAGTTACCCCGCCCTATTTAATTACTCAGCCCAGTCGTCCAGTATGTCTGCCACATCTTTTGGCGCGGCTTTCTTGGTACGCTTGGTTGGCTCTGCTGTTTCTGCAACAGCTTCAGCCTCTACCTTGGTTGGCGCTTCGATGGCTTCTACTGCGGGAGGTAGAGAAACTTTGGTAGCACCATCCATCTGTGCAGCAGTTGCGGCAATCGCGGCTTTAGCGTCAGCGGACTGACCCTTCTCAACTGTCAATGCCAACTCTTCCTCGGTCAGTGGACGCACGGCCTTGAACGTTAAACGTGGTGTTGCGCTTGCAGTATCAAAACGCATTTCAGTAACAACGGCAGTTACTGGCAGACCATGACTACCCAAGAACTTTGCGTATGCTTGCAAAGGCATCTTACCGTTCTCAACCGCACCAAAGATCGACTGAGCGGGGAGCGTCAGTTGATATACATCTCCTCGAATATCGTTCTCCAAGAGGACGGCAAGGCGCTGTGAGAAGCGACAGGCGCGGGAGTCACCTTGTCCTGATCCTTTGATGTTTTGTGAGCATGTGGCGCACTTGCTTGCTTGTGGTGCTTCGGCTTTGATATCGGGAGTGACACCATCGTTTGACCAACAGGTCGGTGCCATTGCTTGGCCTTCTTGATACGTTCCTGCATAAAATGTTCTCGACACGTTAGGGTTTGCCGCCGTAATAATGATAGGCATTGCACGGTCTTCGTTTTGGGCGATCTCTTTACCATCAACCATCATGCGAAAGACGTTGCCGCGAATGGAGATTCGCTTGCCGCCGCCGTTACCACTGCCACCCATCAGGGCTTTAGTAGTTGCATCCAGTTCAAGGTTTTTCAGGTGGGCAGGTAGTGTGTTACCGCCTTTAGAAAACAGGGTCATTTCGCTCATTTGGTTTCTCCAATTGTTACATTTTTGGTTTGCATTAAGGCATCAATGTCTGCGCGATTGAAACGCACTTTTGTGCCGATACGGAAATGAGGGATTGCTCCCTCGCGGGTCAAGTTGTAGATTGTCTGCCGCGACATGCGCAACAGCTTTGCTACTTCCTGTACGGTTAGCGATGCTTCAAGTTCCACTTGAGGTTCTCCTTATGGTTACGCTATATTTGCTGTCAGTATTCAAACCCATAGGCATAAGCTCGGGGTTCTCCTCCAACAACTGTTTCATTGTGGTTTGGCTGATACGTCGCTCTAGCAGTTCGGGCATCTTGTGTTCCAAGATGAACTTGTGCATGGACTCCCAGTCACTTGTCCAGTAGCGGGTCTTCACAGTACGCATTACCGTACCGTGAGTGCTACCAAGACGATCAACACCGATTTCCTTGCAAAGCTCCAATAGCTTGGCCTCCACAAGTTCCATCTGTGATTTCACAGAGCCGTCAGCTTCTTCGTAGCTACGTAGAATTTCAGCCCTTTTGTCGCGCATCTTTATGTAAACGGCGACGAGTTTATCAACCGATATTGTCTCGGTCATAGTTCTCTCCTTTTTGCTTTTATAGGTACGATAATACCCCAAAAATTAACAGTGTCAAGTCTTTTTTATCTTAGTATTTCTCCGTATAAGTCGATCATGCGGTTGTGAATATCTACCTTGTTTTCCAACATCTTGTACATGCGTCTCTCTACCCCACTACCTTGTAAATGCACCACCACTGAGGGGTTTTTTTGCCCCGCTCGGTGAACACGTGCGTTGGCTTGCAGGTAGGTCTCGACTGACATCACTGGACTCCAGTAGACGATAGTGTTGGCGGCATGCAGAGTTACCCCGTGCGAGGCCGCTTGTGGTTGGATGACCAGTACTTGCAAGTCATCCTTAGTTTGGAAACGCTCAAAGATTTCTGACCGTTTCGCCGCCGACACACTGCCGTGGATGACGGCTGTCGGGTACCCGTGCTTTCGCAAATCATCTGCGACCACTTCGATGGCGTGTCTGTATGGCACAAACACAAGCACCTTGTGGCTAGACTCTTCAACGACCTCACGTAAAACTGCAAGTCGATTGCTTGCATCGAAATGAATAACTTCTCCTGTGTCGGAATACACCGCACCACCAGATAGTTGTAGGAGTTTGTTTAAGTTCGCAGCCGCGTTGACTGTAGTTATCTCCTCCCCTGCCGCTTGTACAATAAGACGCTTACGTAGTAGCTCATAGTATTTCTCCTGTTGGGCAGTAAGGGGTACGTCTCGCGTTACGTAAGTCATCTCAGGTAAGTCCAAGCATTGCTCTTTCGTAAAACGTATCGCGGGTTGTAACGCCTTGAACACAATCTGCTCTGACTCTAACTTGGGTATCCACTTGAACTGCGTGATCTTGTGCATGACCTGATCGCGGAACCCACCAAAGAAACGCGGAATCCCTTCGGGGTTTACCAACTTGGCGATGCCATAGGCATCTAGCGGCGACTGCGATGCGGGTGTGCCCGTCAGCATCCACAACCACGTGTGCGGCTTCATCAGGTTGTTCAGCACCTTCCAACGTTTTGTAGAGGGATTTTTATAGGCGTTAGCCTCGTCAATTACGATGAGGTCAAAGCCACCCTTGATGATGTCATTAGCAACAATCTCCACCCCGTCATAGTTGATGATGACGTACTCAGCATCCCCTGCGATGATCTCCCTGCGCTTCTCCGGCTTGCCGTAGGCAACGTCCACCTTACGGTGCATAGCAAACTTGAACAAGTCATTGCGCCATGCCGACTCCATGATGGACAGTGGGCAGATAACCAGTACCCGCTTGATGATGCCCTTTGAGAGTAGGTAGTCCGATGCCCATATCACTGAACCAGTCTTGCCCGTACCTTGCTCGTTGAAACAGAACGACCGGCGGTGCATGGTCAAGAAAGACGATGTAACTTTTTGGTGTGCGAAAGGTTTATACAGGCCGGGCCACGCGTATGAAGCATTGATGGGCGAGGGTACATCTTTGATCTTGAGGTTCTTCAAGACAATCGACTCTTCCAAATCCCAATTCACTAGCACTTCAGCAATTTGCCCGTCATCTGACAAAACTTTGCTCTTCGGAATCACCGTGGTTATCCGGTCAGGGTTACGTACCTTCAGCAGTAACGCACGATTATCAATGATCTGCATTCTTTTCTCCAATGACCAACACCCTGAACACGGTGTGTGTCAGGTTTTTTATAAGCTCGGGGCTTCCACCCGATCCCACTTCGCCTTAACGTCTGCGTGTCCAAGACGGTTAGTTCCCCACAGAAAGTAGTGTGGTGCTAACTGGTACGGTTATGTAGGAATGCAATAAACCTGTCTGCTACTACTCGTACCTTACCTCGCAGACTTCATGAAACTCATTTCTTTTTGCGTTCTCTTGCGCTTGTTTCGGACACCACCTTGTGGTTCGATCCGCGCTTAAATGATCTGTTTGCCGATGCGCTCTCAACACGCACACCGTTCTTATTAGCGCCACCCTTGGACAATGCTTTGACGTGAGCAACATCTTTACCTTCACGCATGTCAGCCTTGCCGTTGCCGTTGGCATCTTTAGCTTCTTTGTCTAGCTTACGCCGTGCACGTTGTCGCTCCATTCGCGCTTCGTGTGCACCCGCACGTTTCTGTTCTAACTCATATTCACGCTTGACGTTGCGGTCAGCAGGGTTCTTATAAGGCATATCAATTCCTCCCGTTATGGCTACATTCTGATACAGGACACCATGCTTTGCAAGTGAAGTTCTTCTTAGGATTAAACACCCCAGTGGCATACGCTGTTTCACGTGAAACAAGTACGTTGTCTAGCTTGGTGAAGATGTCAAATCGGTTGTGAATAGGGAAGTCCACGGGTATAAAGTCCTTGCAGACTACGAACAATAATCCTGCACGAACGAACTCAATCTCAGGGTAGTGGATGAACACACATGCCGCCATCAGTGCCAGTTGTTTTGGGTCTGCATAGCGACTGCTCTTGCCCGTCTTGTAGTCTATAACTCGGGCTTCCTTTTTCTCACGGTCGATGATCAGCAAGTCGGCTATACCCCTATACCAAACATCTTTGTCAAAGAAGTCACAGGGTGCGAACTTACCGTCCACCTTCTTGATACCCATCTTCAACTCACAAATCTTTTCTCCGTTGATCTTCATCAGCTTCTCAAGAAAAGGCTCCATGTACTTGAACTGCTCGGGTATCGGTTTGCCATCCCGCACGAACTCCTCGGCGGCGGTGTGTACCGCAGTGCCGTATAGCATCGCTTCACTTTCAGGCTCTGTAATATCTTTCAATACCTTCAAGTGATAATATTTTTTAGGGCACTGTTCAAACAACGTAATGCCTGAATAACTCCATGCGGGTGCCTTACTTTTTTGCATACATTTCCCAAACTTTGTCTGCGTTGTAACCCCAAATATTTTTCACAATATCTTTCAACTCTTGATACATCTTGGGGTTCGCTGTCTTTAAATGCCCGACCCAATCAGCATCGGACACCATCGGCTTAATCTCTTCCCACTTTGCACGTAACCTTTGGTCTTCGTTGCTTACTCTTTCCCTTTCTTGCTGCTCGTATTCTTTTCGTTTCAGCATGTACTCTTGCCGATTCAGTGCATCGCGTACCCTTTGGGCTTCTCTGTGCGACCTTTCCATCGCTTGCCGCTCAAATTGTCTACGTTGCTTTTCGTACTCCCCCCGTTTCAGTGCGGAGGCTTTTGTCTTTGCTTTTACCTCTGCCTCATCTCTCAGCCGTGCGGCCTCACGTGCCCTTTTCCATTGTGCTTGTAACAATTTATCTTTTGCTTCTTTCTCTGCGGGGGACTCATACTCACCAATCGACTCTCTCAGCACATCGGCACGTGAGGGGTCGCGCAACTTACGTAACGCCTTGGCTTCAATCTGCCGGACGCGTTCACGGGTCACACCAAACATAACCCCAACTTCTTCCAGTGTGTAGTCTTGGGGAAGCCCAATCCCAAACCGTACAAACAATACTTTGGCTTCTCTTGGGGTTAGACTTCCCAACACCCCCCCAACAACACCAACCATTTCTTTCTTG